ATGTCTAAAGATTTAGGCAGGTGGATGGGTGCTATACAAGCAGTCAAAGAAGGTCATAGTAAAAAGAAAAATAGAATCTTTGGCTCTGTAGAAGAAGAGGCACTAGAAACATTTGCTATGAAGAAGAAAGCTATAGCAATGGAGAATGAGCTACGTAACTTTGTAAACCTAAACTATGGTCCTAATGCTTGGAATGAAGTTATACATATACAAGCAGAGATAAGAAAACAAAAGAAAGAAGCACAGCTAGAAGCACAAAGAAAGCAACGTCAAATGGTAGAAAATACTATTATAGGTGGCCTAGTTTTATTGTTTATTTTCTTTGTTATCTACGTTGTCTACCTTGTTATGAGTGTCTAAGAATCCGGCCATCTTACCTATCTTCATATAAAACTCTTTACCACATATCTTAGCTGAGTCTGCTAAATCTTGTTCTAGTTTCTCAGGGTCAGTAGTATCTTCTTTCTCTTCTTGTGTACCTCTAATTCTAGAGAGTAACTCCAGTGCTTTAATTGCACTATTAGTATGACCATTAGCTTTGGCAAACTCATACTGCTTTTCTATCTCAGATATCACATCTACATCAGTAGTTAAGTTTTGTTCGAGGTCTGTAATCCTTTCGATAATTTCCTCGTTTTGTAATAACCTATGCCCTTGTCGTGCTGCATGCTCCTTTGAATACCCAGCAGCTCTCGCAGCTTCTGAAGCATTCCTGTGTAGAATATACGACTGACAAAATCTTTCTTGTTGCTCATTGAGTGCCATTACCTATAGTTACCCATCTCATACTTTTCATATTCTTTTTTTTCTATTACTTCTTCTATAACAGGTTCTGGAATATCTATAGATAATGTTGGTTCTACATCAGGTTTTAAATTAATTAAAACTGCTACAAATAGAACAGCTATTACTATAGTTAATAGTATTATATTAAACTCTTTTGTCATTTTTTTTTCCCTCCTTTGGAAATTTTATTTTACTAAACCATTCTTCATAAGTTTTTGGTATCCATATATCATGATGAATAACTGGATTATCAATTTTTCTACTATCTTTAAATTTTAATTTTACTTGGTTGCAAGAATATTGATTATACATGTCCCACAATGGTTCATCTACACTAACTTCAACAATAAATCTTTTCTTCACTTAGTAACTTTTTTATACTTTTCAAAAGTTCTAAGTCCTCCAAGACCGAGCATACCCATTAACACAGTCATTAAACTACCCATATCAAACTCTGGTAGTGGTGGTAATGTTGCACCAAACAAAGCTGCAAAAAAAATAATAAACGGAGCTGCGATAAAGTGCCATACCAAGGCAACCCCACACGACCAACCTATGAAGGGCCTCCAGCCGGCAACAAATATATTACTAGACTTTGCTTCTTCTTTATTTATAGCTAGTTGTCCTTTAGCTAATTCTTGTGCATGCTTCTCTGCCATTGTAGCTATCTCGTGTGCAAGTTTATTCTTCGCATCTTTGTCTTCTATAAACTTACCTAATAACTTTGTAGCAGGTCCTATTAAACTTAGTAGTGCCATGTTACTTCCTTTCTATTAATTTCCATTCTGTTATTGATACTGGCTTTTTTGCTTTCTCATCTTTTAATACATCTAAACTGTAATGTATATTTAAATGCGAGTGTTTATCATGTAATTTTAATAATTTATCTGTCCAATACTCCGGAGTTTTTATATTAACGTGTACGTTTCTACCATCTTTAAACGTTTTTAGTGCTTTGTAACAAGCTATAGTTAAAAATATAAATTTTTTACCATAAGAAAAAACTTCCTCTAAAATCCAATCTACATCTTTTTCATCTATATGTTCAATCACATCTGTGCACAATACAGCATCATATTTACCTTTAGGTAATTTATTGTATTTAGGATATGCTGGGTCATATAAAGAGTAGAAATCTAGTTGCCAATGTTCAGGTAAAGGTTTATCTAATACTAAACTATTACTTTCATTTATTGCTAATTTATTATAATCTAAATTGTTATATAATAATGCTTTTCCACAACCATAATCTAATAAACTTTTAGCACCTTCTTTAAAAATAACTTTAGTAATTTTATTTATGTGATTTGCTAAACAAAGTCCATTAAAGTATTTAATATTTTTATGAAACTCTTCATATTCTCTTAATAAATGTTTATATTCTTCAGATGTATTTTCTCTACTATACATTAAAAATCTCTTGATACTTTGGTAAAGTTTCTCTATCTACACTATTTTTCCATAACTCTGATACTAAAGTATTTTCACCATGAAAGTAGTAATTAACACCCATAGTCTTATCAGCAAAAGTTTTTTCACAATCTTGAGCCATTGCAAGTAACTCACCAGTGGTCCAAAAATCTTTTTTACCTACAGATACTTTCATATACTTTGGTCTTCTTGGTTCATCATCAGCACCAGTGGTTTCTTTTTTCATGTCATCTGTTGGCTCTTCTGGTAAAGAACATTCAAAACCAAACAAATGCATGTTTCTAAAACCCATAGTATGTAACATACCTATAGCTCTCATAGCTGCACATGTACCACCAGTAATTAATGTAGCACCTGCTGGTAAACCTACATCTTCTCTAATCTTTACCTGATTATTTTTTATCGCATGTTTTCTATCTTCATCATCTCTTAATGATTCTGTGAATGCATGCCAACCCCATATGTCTGCTTTTTTTTCTATAAGATAATTAGTAACAGAAGGGTCTGTCATAGATGCAACTAGAAACTTAGTGTCTGATGTGATATCTTTTAACAAATCTTTTCTTTTAATTCCATGTGTGCTTTCACCCTCTATAGAACGTGGGTCTAATAATATACATGCTTTTGGTTTTATATTATTTTTTAATAAACCTGGATAAGCATGTTTAACACACATAGTTAAAGCATTTGGATATTTTTTTATAGTTTCTTTTAAATCTGTATAATCAATACCTGGACCACCAGAAATAATAATTGCATGGTCTGTATGAGTTCTGTATTTACTTATAAATTTATTTTTATTAATAAGTTTTAAATTATCTCTTATATTATTTCTTATATAATCTTTAGGTACACAATCTCTAGGATTAACAACTATAGGAACTCTTTGTAAATCTGCTGGTATTGTAGGAAGACTACTATCATTTAGTATTAACATTAAGTTAGTAAAACCACCACCATTAACTTTATCACCTGAAGGTAAAATAAATTTACGTATATCTTTATTACCTTTTAAACTATCCCAAACTTTATTTACACCATAATAAGCATCATTAGGAGTCATCTTATCATCATCAGGTCTAAAATAATGGTCAAACATAATAATAGGAGTTTTCTTAACACATTCATAATCATGTGCAACAGTTTTTATACTATTACCTCCACCCACAAATGCCATATCAAACCATTCACCTTGGTCTTTTAAAACATCTCTTGTATTGCCTTTGTTTAATTCAAATACAAATGTTTTATTTTTAGTTTCTTTAATATGTTCTGCAAAAGATTGTAGTCTTTCTTGAACAGCAGACATTTTGTTATGAGCTTTTGCATTAAATTCTTCATGGTCTGTTTCAATAGTAGCATCTTCAAATAAATCATAACCATGATAAGTAAAAGTATCGGTATAATCAAAAGCAGTTAATGCCATTTGTATAGCTCTACCACCATTCCAAGTACCAGTTTCTACAATAGATTTAGGTTCATATTGTTTAATTATTTGTGATATTTGTTGATATCTATTAGGTTTAATATCAGGAGCAACATTATCTGATAAAGGAAAAGCTCTTTCACCATTACCTTTTCTTATAGCAACTTTAGAGAAGTCTGGTCTTCCTGAAAAATGATAAAAGAAATTATTCAT